CGCGCAAAGCGCAGGGTTATCGGAGTACGTCCATGTCGTGTCGTCGGTGGCGCTGTGTCCGCTATCTCTAGGATCGTAAACCTTACGGCCTTTGAGAATGGCGGTGATGTTAGGCACGCCCTGCGGGAACTTGTCCTGATCCCACTTTAGCTTAAAGTGTGCATAAGCCATGTCATTTAGAACGTGATTGTCAGTCCACTCAGAAAACGCGCTAACAAGCGTTGCGTCTGCTGTCGTCTGTGAGCCATCAAACATTGTGACAGTGACGTAATCACTCCAATCGCTTGCCACTGCGCCATTCTCAAAAACGCGCTTATCGTTGAACCAAAACTCCTCGAACGACTCGATCTCGTGAGCGGCAAACACAATAACAAGGTGCAGGAATTCGTTAGTAGTGCCTGAGTTCTGGATATAGACAATTTGGCCGCCAACTCGCATTTGCCCGTAGACTATCTGCCGTGGGCCTGCTGGATCTTTTGTTGTCTGCGATATCCCCCTCAGTTGCGCCCCTAAATTCGGCTTAGGTGCCAAGGCGCGAGAAACAATCGACAGCCCAGCGCCAAGAGCAAACGCACCGACAGCCGCACCCCAGCCAATAGCTAGAGTGCCCGCTGCGATCATTGCTGATCCTACCGATGCAAGCCCCGCAACTGCCGCAATAGCCATGTGTTTACCTCAACATTAAAGAGTAGACGCGCTCGATTTCCTCAAAGCCTAGACGCTCTAGTATGGCGTCAAAAGGCTGGTGCGCTTTTGTGTTTATATGTACTTTTGTGACGCCTTCGGCCTCTAGTGCATCAAGGGCAAACTTGATTAGCTTTACGCCTGTTAGTCCTTTACGAGCGGCCTTAGTCAGAAAGATAATGTCGTTGTTAGCAAACAAGTGATCGCGGTAATGGAGCGACTTACTGACGATGATGACAAAGTAGCCCATTAGCTTGCCGTCTTTACGCGCCGTAAACACTCGCAAAGCGTTGATCTTGTCCAGCTCCGCGTAAGCTCGCCAATCAGGGTTTAGTTTAATTTTGTCTTTGTTTAGCGCGATCTCTTCATAGTGTTGCTGTAACAGTGGCTCTGCTTCACGCTTTACCTGTGCAAGTGCCTCTAGTGCAAAGTCCATGCTATGCCTCCTTATGGCCTTTGTGTGTCGCCGAAGTCTTGGCCTGGCCCTGTGTCCCTAGTGCCACCACTTGCGCCCACTTTGTTGCGGCCCCAAATGATTTCCTTTTCCTGCATCTCTGCAACGAACTCTAGGCCTTTATCGTTTGGGTAATCAATTTTCTGATCTTCAGCCGTGTACCGTCTTCCGCGTGTGCGCTCAAACTCAATCAAACGATTTTCTACAGTGATTTGTATTGTGGCCGTCTCAGCGCCATCGTTAATCACCATAGTGTCCATGAAGCCGCTAAACATCACGACAGGGTTATCAGTGACATCGCCCTCGGAATCAATAGCGCCAAGCAGTACTTTTAGCTCGCGGCCTTGGTAGTCCTCGTCCCTAGCCTTACTAATGAGCGGCTCAGTGATGCCAGACAAAGCGACAGTTAGGCCATTAGCCTGTAGCTCTGCGCTTTCTGCGATCTCACCAATTTGCAACAACGTACCTGCACCAACGTACTCAACACCGCCCACTGTTAAGTTGCCAATGCCGCTCCACAGGTTCAGGTTGCCGCTATCAAACGCGCACTGAACAAGCGTGATAGGGCGCACTAAGTCGGCGGTGACTTCTTTCTTCATCGCCGTTGTTAGTTCTCTACTCATATCGCCTCAACACACGCAAAGGTAAAGCCGTACAAGCTGGCTTGGTTTATGCTCCACTCGATCTCGTTTGTAGCAAGCCGCCAAGTACCTTTCGGCAAGGTAAAGTCCATAGACGTGTTAGCACTGATCGCTGTTCTAAGCGGCGGCATAATGTCAACGGTAGACTCGCCAAGCTCAGTAATAATGTAAAGCACGCCGTTAAGCTGAAAGTAGTCGCCAGCCACTGCGCCCGCTACCGATCCCGTCACCGTTGTCGCGTTACGCGCACCACTGGTAATCGTGCCGACAGCCGTTACATTGTGCAGAGGGTTGCCCATCGTAAACGTATTGGCCTGCCCTCTTAGTGACGCAAAGAAAGCCTCCATCTGCTTGGCATCTGATCGACTCAGGGGCGGCAGTGTTACCTCTGCTTCCCAACGAACACCTTGGTGCTGATAGGTTTGCTGATCGAAAGTAAAAGGCGATTGACTAACTGACGTTGCCGAACGCAAACGCATCGTCATAGAGGTAAAGCCTACATCGGGAAACGCTGCCATTATGCACCCACCATCGCTTTGCTAAAGCCGCCGCCACGCATCCTAGAGTCTGCCACAGCCGCTTTCGCCGCGTTACTAATCTGAGGCAGTAGGTTAGCAATCTCAGCCCGTACGGTTTGCTGTACGCCTGTGGTGACGTTAATGTTTTGGACAATTGTGACGCCTTGGCCTTGGCCTTTTGTATGATCGAGCACAGTTTCATTAGGGTGCAGTATTGCAGGGAAGCCGCCTTTGCCATCGACACCACCAGCTCTCGCCCCGTATCCCGTAAAGCCTCCGCCATTAAAAATCGGCCCTGTACTGCGCGCAGGTGGTTGCGGTGATGGTGCTGTTGTAGTCCCACCGCCACCAGGAAACGCCTTAACTATAGCGCCAAAAATTTGCTGAGTGATGTAATACTGCACAGCCATGCGAATTAAGTCGTCTACAACTGACTTAGCCATGCTCTTTATAGCGTCTGCAAAGTTTTCTGCACCTGTAATGGCGTTAGTAAATCCAGTGGTAAAGGCGTTCATCGTATTGTTAGCAAACTTTGTAACTAAGTCTTCTGATTGCGGTAACTGCCGATTTAGTTGCTCTAGAGACTCTAAATACTTATTAGCAATGTTGCCGTCACCGATTACTGGTGCCGCGCCAAGCTTGAGGTTAAAGCTTCCTACCTTGCCAAGTATTGTTTCAAACAAAGCGTCGAGTTCTTCTTGAGTAAATCCAAGAATCTTTTCGATTTGTGGTATGCCAGATTTGCCTTCAACTGCGGCCATGCCTGCTTTGAGTACAGCTATTTTTTGCGCCAGCGTTTCTTGTAGCTGTAAACGTCTTTGAGCGTAATCTTCCTCAGAGTCTAGGCCTTCTGCTTGCGCACGAGTAAATAGCCTGTATTCTTTTTTTGTAAGCTCAAAACCTTCTTTATACCGATTTTCGGTGTATTTTTTGAAAGCCGCTTCTTGCTTATTTAGTAATTCAATTTGATCTTCTGCGCTTCTTACCGCTCGCTCGTCACTTTTTAGACTAAATCTAGCAATATAGGCATTTGCGACGTTAACGCTTTCAATAACTTTATTGAGAATATTAACGATGCCATTAGCGCCTTGTTGCACGCCTTGTATCAGCGTTATGGCAATAGTCTTACCAACTTCTGCAAAACCTTTTTGTGCGTCACCAAAGCTCACTAAGGCATCTGACAAAGACTTAACAATGTATTCGAGCGCAGGGGCTAAGGCCGCCGTCGTCTGATCTAGGATGCCTTTGAATATGCTGTTTAGCTTAAGGAATTCGTTGTTGGCTTTTTCAACACCTGCCGCCGCCTCCGCAGACATAACGACACCAAGCGCCTTAGCCTCACCAAGCATCTCAGCAAGCCCGCCTCGGCCCTGTGAGAGCGTGTTAACAAGCGCCGCGCCCTCAGAGTCAAACAGCTTAAAGGCGATGCGCAACTTATCCGTTTCACTTTTTACGCCCTGGAAGGCGTCAGCAAGGACAAGCATTTGCTCATCAAGTGGCAACTTAACGAGATCACGCGCATCAATGCCTAACTCTCTGATCGCACCTTTGGCCTCGCCAGTGCCACTGGCCGCCTCTGACGCTCTACGGCTAAACCGCTGAAGCGCCATGTTCATCGTGTTGACTTCGACGCCCGTTAGTTTTCCTGCAAATTGCAGAGCGCTTAGGGCTTCGGTTGTGGTGCCGATCTTACTCGCAGTTTTAGAAAGGGCATCCGTAGCAAGCAAAGACTGACGGACAAGCAATGTCATACCTGTCGCACCAAGCAATCCTGCAAGTAACGTCTTTAGGCTAAGTAAAGGACGGGCAAGTGCGCCAAGCCTGTTTGCAAGGCCACCTAATGCGCCCCTTGTTTTATCTAGGGCGGTAATGCGGATCTTAACGTCTTGAGTCGCCATCAGCTTGCTCGCTCATCAGTTGGAAGTAAGCGAGCCACTCGTGGAACTCAGTAACCGATATCTGCTCGACTTCTTCTATCGTCTTATGTAACCGATCAGCCAAGGCAATGAGATTCATCCTAGACTGATCGGCCTTTAGTTTTTTGCTAAGTCCTCCGCGGACTCAATCGTGCCAAACATCTGGTTAGCGATTTCAGAGACAACCGTTGTCTCCTCGCCCATTAGATCCATGCGATCTTCAGCAGAGCTAAACAGCTTCTCGCCGTCCTGTGACTCTGCCTTCATCACGATCAGATCAACCATGCTGGCAATACTTGGATTCTGCAAAACAGTAGGGTGCTTGCGTTGCAGTTCATTCAAGTCATAACAGGTAATAGGCCGACAGTATAAGACAAACGCCCCATCGTCATCGGCCCACTCTGCTACCTCGATCTTGCGACGCGACGACTTACGACGCGCTCGCAGCTCCTTAGCAAGGCCCATTAGTTAGCTGACTCAGTTACCGCGCCAGATACTTGCACAGAGAATGACGCTTCTACCATGCCGTCAAACGATGCAGTGATTGTCTTAGAAGTAACAACGCCGCCGCCTGAGTAATACTTTTCGCCTGCGCCTGTGCCAGTTGGGTGGATTTCCCAATCAATGTCAATGCCTTCATCGAGGACAAGCTGTTGCGCATCGCCGTCATCCCAGTAGCACTCTACAGAAAGAGTCGCACTGGTAAGGCTTGGCAGGTAAGTACGTGCAGAATCACCCATTACGGTGTCCTCTACAGTGTCAGCAGTTGTGTCGATAGAGTATGAACGCACCTCGCCGACAACCGCGACTGATCCGCCATTTGCAGCAATCTTAACGACACCGCTAGAGCCTTTGTTTGTAGCCATTTCTTTTCTCCCTTACGCGTCGCCGCGTGTGTATTGATAGATAACTCGAACAGTGACGATCACGCCGCCAATGGGATCTATTGTACCATCATCCACCTCTACACTAATAACCTGTGTATCAATGGCATGGCCGCCTCTAGTCCTGTCAACGTCTAACTTTTCGTCAATAGCCTCAACCAACTGGTTGCGCGCTGTGTCGATGTTCTTGTGCTTTACGAAGCACACTAGCTCGTAGTCTATCGTAGACATTCGGCTAGTCATGCTTCCGCCAATAGATGAATCCTCGCGTGTCTCGTTAGCTGTCCTTACGAGTATCGCGGGAAACTGTGCGTTAGATAGTTTGTCGAAGTCGAACGGCTCACGCGTCACCTTCTTGATTGCAGGCGTCGTGATTGTCTTTAATTGCGTTACCAGATTGGCCGCCACATTCTCTCTAACGCTCATCGCCGCCGATCCTTGAACTTAATCCCTGAAAAGTAAACGCTAGCTAACTGTTTTTGCTCATCTCTACTAAAGCCAAAAAACTTTCGCTTTTCGTTAACCATAGCCGCCCGCTTCGCAGCGTCAGCTCTGCTAAAAAATATCTCACCAACGTGTCGACTAACAACCTTGCCCTGCATAGCGGCGAGCATCGAAGGGCGCTTAACGTAACTATCTTTTACGCTTTTTAAGTCTGTCGATTCATTAGACTGTGTAGGCGCTTTGCGCTGATAACCAAACTCTAAATTTACCTTTGCCGTTTCTAATCCGAGCGCCGCTCTAACTCGCTTCCAATTATTGCTATAGCTTTTAAATGCGCCCCTATATCCTTTGCCTTGAGCTGTACGATCTTCGATGATGGTTGTGCCCTGCAATACAGTGCGAGCCATCGCATTTCGCTTGCTGGACTCAATGTCCTTTGCAATGTCCTTAGCAACGCGCTCTAAGCGCAACGGGTTAGTGCGTACTCGTATCATCTATCAAGCCGATTCAGTGCTATGACTTCTTTCTCTTTGTCGGTGACAGTGCCGTCGTTGTCTGCGTCGTACTCTACGCCGTCAGCAAAGATTGCATCCAGCTCCTCACCATAGCGCACCTTGTAGAAATCAATCATGCGCAAAAATCTGTCGTCGTCTACCCAGTTAGTAAGCTGGGGCAACGCGTACTTCCACAATACGAGGTAGGCTGCGGATCGAGTCCACTGCGAGTCTGTTAGGTAGCTCGCGTCCATCTCGCCCTTGATACCTTTGCGGTGCCACCAGCGATTACGGATTTCGCGCTCAATATCTGCCTGCGCTCTCGCGTGTTCATCAGCAAACGTGTCGATGCCAAACTCTAGGATGTCAGGGATGAGATCGGTTAAATCAGTGTCTACAGAAAATGCCATTTGCTCACCACTTCACTTTGGCCGCCCAATAGATGGGATCGAATACGGTTGCGTTTGCTAGGGTTTTGCCGTGCCTTGCGTACCACGCCTTGCGCATTGCCTTTGACTTGGCTGACTCGCCTTCTGTCGGTGGGTACGTCTTCGCGCCTTGTGCGCCAAAGCGAACTAGACGAATCGTGTCACCCTTCTTAACCAAAACCGCGTGCGACTTTGTAGGATGGTTCCTCGTCTTCTTTGGCCGATTGTAGTCTGCGAAACGCTCATCACGGTAAATAACAGGCATGTAAACCCCTAGAGAAAAGCGGCCCCGAAGGGCCGCCGTACTTCTTACTGAGCCGCGTCGAACAGCATCTCTACACCGTAGCTGTCATCAAGCTCGCCAACGCCGTAGATGGCAGTAGCGTTTAGCTCGAACGCACGGAGAGAGGCGTCACGCTGTGTCTCAAGGTTGAAGTCACGCTTCATAGCGATAGCGAGGGCTTCTGGTACGAATACCGCGCCTTTCGCATCGTCGGAACCGTCGATAGACACGTTGCTAGACTCGTAAATGTCGATGCCACCGATCTGGCCGACAAACGCGTTGCGCATTGCGTCGTTCTGCAAGTCACCACCGTTAGGGTTAACAAACGTGTTAGTGAGGTTTGCTTTCAACTGGTAAGCGTGCCAAGGGTGTACAACCGCCGCCATCTGGCCGCGTGCCTTGTTTGTCTTGAGAGTCGCAGCCGCTTTCATCAAGTCAGCAACAGTGATCTCTGTGCCTGCACCACCCAAAGAGGTAGAGAAGCCGTCGAACAAAGCAATAAGATCCTTGTCGATCTTAGTAGCGATTGCGTTACCCAATACAGTGCCAAGCTCTTCAGCAGGGTTACCAGCACCCATTGCCGCAAGATCAGTCAGGATAACCTGCGCACCAACTTCAGAGACAGTGATTGTCTGCGAAGTAGTAGACACAGTTGTTGAAGACATATCAGTGCCTTCAGTCAAAGCGCCTGCGGTGATTGCTGGGTACTTAGGTACTTGTACAGTCTTACCTGCTTGGTTGCCGATGTCGTAACGAGTTACGAGGCCAAGCATGAGTGATTCTTCTTCAGCAGTGAAACGTGCTTGAAGGATGATGTTTGCGAATAGATCGTCTAATGTGCTTGAAGTAGTAGCCGCCATGATGAAAGTCTCCTATAAGTTAGCGGTTAGCTTTTTGCGCCAGCTTGTACTCACGAAAAGCGGCTTTTCCGCCTTTATCGTAGTTAGCTAGCATGTCAGCCGCCGACATAGGTTTCGGCGTGGCACCTCCAGCTGCTCCCATTGATCCAGCTCCGCCTTGCGATGCCTTCACAAAATGTGGATTAGCCGTTAGGAAATCAGATACAAGCTCATCGACTGTCAGCAGTTCACCTTTGTCGTTATACCTTGGCGTCCCGTTAGTATCGTAAACCTCAACTGAGCCATCTTCAGATAGCTTAACGGAGCCTTTCAGCAACTGACTAACTTGCTCTGCTGATACAGCATTGTTTCTGCTTGCGGCTGTTAGTAACGCGCCATCGACTAGGGTAGCCTCGAGGCGTGACTTGTAGCCCTGTATTTCCTGATCTTTCTTTTCGACTGTATTACGCAAGATAGATTCAAACTCGCCGCGATCCTTCTGTTGCTCTAACTCAGCTTGCTGCCTTTCGGCCAACAGTTGGCGCACCTCGTTTACGTCGATGTCATCGTATTTCTTTTCAACTTGTCGCTTAGTGCGAGCAATCCGATCAGAAACGATTCGATCAAGCTCTTCCTGTGTAAACGTCTTTACTTCCTGAGTTTCTTGCTCTTCAGCTACGGGCTCAGTCACCGCATCAACCATGATTTCATCGCTCATGTAACGTATCCTCTTACGAGTAGGGTTAATTGTATCAAATTAGCGTGATTTGCGCTTTTTCTTCTTTTTGTCTTTCTTGTGGTAAGGCATGTTTACTCTCCTTCAAAGACAGGCCGAAATCTGTGTCTGCAATTATACCCGCCTCCAACAACAAACGGGCTACCTTCGCGCTTGCCGCTCCACTCGCCGCTCCACGCTTCGTTAATCTCTTCAATCGTCATCGTCTTGCCGACGTGCTTGTCACAATGCTCGCGGGTTTTGCTGTCGTCAGGGCCGTAATACTTAAACCGTGTTGCGCCTGCGCCTAGTGACATATTAGCCGTAATTGATCTATCAAAGTCCATCAGGCCGTCGTGCAATGCCACCTGTGCGTATCGCCCTAGATCGGCGTCTACACTGTTGCGTATCTGCTGTACGCTATCAGCAAAACTCGCGCCCGTTAAGGTGTTCTTGTATACCTGCGTCGCCACCTCCTCGATAAACTCTTCCCCCAGAGCCTCGAAGCCGTTAAACGTAAGCTGTTGCAACTGACTAACGACTGCGCTGTCTAGCTGTGCGAATGCCGTGTAGTTGCCAAGCATGGCCTGCGCCTCTGCCGCCACGGTTGCGTATTCCCTCAGTATGTCGTCAATCTCTGTCAGGTACTTTTCGCGAACAACCGATGCAATCTCAGAGCGTGCGTTTACTGCCCACTCTAAGTCAAACAGTTGCC